TGGCGTGTATATGAAGACAGCCCAGCCCCCATTTTCTGCCAGCATTGGGCGAATGTATGCCCACGCATTGGGATCACACAGAGACCACTCACTAAAGACCACGCCGACAGGGTTAGCACCGACTAAGGAATCGTAATTGTCCGAGCCTGCTAGCTGCCAGGTTGACCCATTCTTTAGCTCAATCATCATCTCTTGGCTTGATGTACGCGCTCTTACGGGCTCAGGAAACACTTGATCCAGTATTGATTGACCATCGGAGTTTATGCCGTTCCAGATAGCTTTACGGGCCTGGGTTTGCTTTGGGAATAGGTGCCAATAGTTCCCTTTTCGCTTGAACATCTCTTTGGCGGTAAAGTTTAGGCTTGTTGAATCCTTCCCCGCTCTACGATGCCACACTAAACAGGCGCGCTTTGCGCCGTTGTCCATCGCTCGGAAGAAGTCTATTTGATGTGGACGTGGTGCCCAGTTATTGGGAATGGATATCTCAGGCATTCTTGAAGTCTGCTACCTTGATTTGTAGCGCGTCTCCACCTTCTCCCGTTATCTCTTGGCTCTTTAGATCAGGCAGGTATTTACCGATCAACTTGTAGCGTAATTCAGCCGCCGCTTTATATTTGGCTAGCTCAGAGCTAAATGACTCTTCAGAAGGGTCTAGCCCCTCAATTTTCTCAATCAAATCAAATAGATATTGAGTTGAGCCTCTCTCCTGCATATATTCTCGGAGAGTGTCTTGTCTTATCTTGCGATTAACTGCTGCTCTTGTTGCTGCCATTGGATTTGTCCCCGAATATTCGGTCCCAATTATCTCGGAATGCTGCCCGACTTTCTGCCGTTCCCTTCCTAGCGTGTTGGCCCTTGCCGCCGTGGGTCCAATTAGGGAAGTGTCTCTCAGCAATCTCCGGTTTTAACTTGTGGCGCATGTCCGGCATTAGATGATGACCCCGAAAATGAACCCACCCAAAAATGCCGCACCTACCGCCAGGGGCGTAAAAATAGGCATTAAAAGCACTTCGAGATTCAATTTTTTCAAAATTTTTTTCATTCCTAAGTCCCCGATTTTATTGCGTTTTCTTGATTGTAGCAAATTTTTTTGCATTTTTTTTACTTTAGGGTATTGACTAGTAAATACTAGCCATGAGAGGATGTATTCATCGCTTCGGCGATTACTCAAAAAATATAAGCATACAGATTAACGGAGTACAAATAATGAGAACAGTTGATATCAAGGAAGTCATCCACGGTTTGTATCACGCAAGCATTGCATTTAATAACGTTCAGGATGCCAAAGAATACTTGGCAGCAGAATTCTTCAACGATGATGAAATCTTCGAGGATGATGATGTTGCCATCGCTATGGATACGGTTAAAAAATTAAGGACGCCCCCAAAAACCAAACCTACGGGCGGCTTCTATGATTTTGATTCCATGCTAGAAGATCGCTTTAACGGAGGGGCGGCATAAGCCGCCCATAGGGAGCAAAAAAATGGCAGTAATGATAAACGGAAAGTTGGAATATGTTGGGCGCACTCTCAAGGTGCGCGATACCTACCGGATGGATATGTTTTGCGAGGCTGTGACAGTCCTTAACGAGAATGACGAGGAAGAATTCTTTTATGTTCACGACGGTCCTCGCCCCGAGGTTGACGCTACGCCCGAGGTGATCGCTCTGGCTGAATCTAAGCGAGCCGAGCGCATGGCAAAAGCTGAAGCTGAGAGACAAAAGACTGAAGCTGAATATGAGCGCCTCAAGCGAGAGGCTCCGATCACCAATCGCTACTTATCACAAGACGAGATTCACAAGATGGCCAGGGCTGTGCTTTCAGACCTAGAGATACACCCTCTCAGCCGAGCGGATAAGATCAGAGTCGCTGCCGACTATGCCCGCGATGAGTTGAGGGTCAACCCCAGAGAGTCAGCTTGCAAGCTGGCAGTTAAACTAGCCGAGGCAAGTTGGGATGAAATCAAGTTATCAGTGCGGAGGGCGATAGCGTGAAAAAGTATCTCGACATAGCCGCCGCCGTTTTGGTTCTGATTTGTTTCTCTTTTCTCATGGCCTACACGCTCATTAATTGGGCGCTAGGTTGTGGGGAGTCCTTTCCCCAGGCAGACGGTACACGCATTCAAGGCGAGTGCGTAGAGATTCGCAGGGTGTTTGATCTGTGATAGCGTCACTCAGTTTCGATCAGCGCGAGATACTCTCTTCGATACTTTCTCTCAACAGTTTGGAAAGTTTCGATGCTGATATAACTTTTGGCAATGGTAAGTTTTATCAAGGTATACCAAGGCCGAAATTGTGCTATGACATCGACCCGCAATGCGACTTTGTAATCAAGGCATCAAGCGATAACCTGCCTATGGGAGACAATTCAGCTCAATCGCTAGTTTTCGACCCGCCATTTTTGACTTACGTTAAGGAGGCGCGAGAGCATAACTCGATAATGGCTAAACGGTTTGGCGGTTATTGGTCTTATGATGACCTAGCAAAGCATTACCAAGACACGATCAAAGAATGCGCTAGAGTTATTGCGCCAAAAGGGATATTGGTATTCAAGTGTCAAGATATTGTGCATAACCATAAGCTACACCCAACCCATCTCAATGTGGTGAATTGGAGCGCCGACTGGTTCAGGCTTAAAGACCTTTTTATCTTAGGAGCCAAGCATCGAATGCCGATCCCCCAAGTGCAAAATACTGCCTTGAAACGACAGAAACACGCTAGAGTTTTTCACTCTTACTTTTTGGTGTTGGAAAAATTACGCAATTAATCCACACGGCCCCCGATCATGGGGGCTTCTTCTTCAGATTTTAAATAGCCGCCCACCTCTCGTTCGATGAGCATATCAATATAATGCTTGGCTTTTCGGAGATCCTCGACGTTGGGCCTTGCCTCTCCGTCCTTGACCTTTAACCGCCATCGCGAGATGTATTTTACTACGTTTCCCTCGCAAAACCCAAGGTTATTAGCAAGGATGTATTCTGTTGGCTGGATCATCATTAGCTTGTAATGATTACCCCCGACTTGATCGTCAAATGCGCTCACTCCAATGCCTCCGCTGTTACTCTTAGCCTAGTGATCTCTCCAAAATCCTTATGCAATACCACGCACGTCATTGACCTGTCGGCCCCATACCCCGAGGCGTTATGCCAAGCGTCAGTTGGTGGAAGAATGTTCCAATGTTCCATGACCATTCCCCCCATTTCTTTGCTTTGCTGGTGATGGATATGTCCTAACCAACAATACGTGCGACGACTCTCTCCCCACTCTTTACGAAGGTTTCTGGTTATCGCTTCATAAAGTCTATTCGCGTTGATCTTGTCCCCGTGATGCGTGACGATGAGATTCTGTCCGAACGTAAACCATACGAATTTGTTGAAATTATCCAAGACCATGACGCGTTTGTCATGTTCGAAATACATTTGGATGGCCGTGTTTAGGAATAGCGCGGCATCAGGATCGTGGTTACCTCTCGCGTTTACGATCTGGACATACTTGTGCTTCTGAAGCATTCGCAGAACGATTCGTTTAATCAGATGAGTGCCCGCTCTAATGGTTCGACCCCATCTGCCATCGCTATCGAGCAAGTGTTTGCTTGATGCTGTGGTGCTTGTTGAGTCCTGAATGTGGAAGAAATCCCCAAGGTTTATCAACGTGCCGATAGATGCGTTCGGAGACGATGCGACCAAGCGATCAACTGCGTCCTCGAGAATTTTCTCAGACTTGTCAACGTCCCAATCCTCTCCCGCTTCTTCACCCCATGCGTACATTCCAATGTGATGATCTCCGATTAGGTAGCAAGCCATCAGATCGTTGTCAGTTTTGGTAGGTTTGGGCAGTGATTTGTGGACTCCCCTCAGTTCATCCTTCAGCCCTTCCGTTAGGTTCGCGACCATCTCTTCCAAGGCGATCTTCTCAGGTTCTTGGATGTGCCACTGTAGGGCGATGGTTCCGTCTTCTTTGTAGGCTGTGCTCACCCGCTTGGTGGTGAATCCAGGCGCAGTTGGATGGGTCAGGTCATCGTTCGGTGAATAGCCTCGGCCAGCAGCTCGCTTCTTGATTGCTTGAATAGCTTTGTGGATATTGGTGTGATTGCCACCAATCTCAGTAGCTATCTCCCTAAGAGTTAATCCTTTGACGGAAAGCTCAACGATTTGCCTCTGGCGCTCTGTCAAACAGAACTCCAGGTGTTGAAGTGAGAGGCTCATTCTTCTTCAGGGGCCGTGAACATGCTCGAAAAGATGTGTTGAGCAACGGTCAATCGACCAATCACTTGCACGAGATCTTCAGGGATTTGAGAGAACACCCCAGGTAGGTCCAAGGTGTAGCCGTTATCGTACTCGCAGATAACTACCGCGCCCGAGATCTTGCCAGCTTCAGCCTCGTTCGCTATCTGTCTGAATAACGCCGCGACGTTCTCAGATCGTTTGTCCAAGAGTGTGACTGTTCCCATCGTTCAGTCCTTTGTAATGGGCGAGCAATTCCTTCAGCTCTGGGAT